TCTTTAAATCCGAAACATGTTTTTTTGAACCATCCTTTAAAGTAACTAGAAGTTTCATACTTATCACCTCCTTAGGTTGATAACAACATTATACATGAAAGGAGCATAAACATTATGCAAGAATTACAAACATTTAATTTTGAAGAATTACCAGTAAGGACATTAGAAGTTGATGGAGAACCATATTTTATAGGGAAAGATGTTGCTGACATTTTAGGATATGCAAACGGACGAGATGCTTTGTCAAAACATGTTGATGCAGAAGATAAGCTGACGTCGCAAATCGCGACGGCAGGTCAAAACAGAAATGTAACGATCATCAACGAATCAGGACTATACAGTTTAATCTTTTCTAGCAAATTAGAAAATGCGAAGCGGTTCAAACGTTGGGTAACTTCGGAAGTTTTACCAACTTTAAGAAAAACAGGAGCGTACCAAGTACCTAGCGACCCGATGCAAGCATTGAGGTTAATGTTTGAAGCTACAGAAGAAACTAAACAAGAAATTAAAAACGTGAAAGATGATGTTATTGATTTGAAAGAAAATCAAAAACTGGATGCGGGAGATTACAATTTCTTAACTAGAACTATTAACCAAAGAGTTGCACATATCCAAAGGCTACATGCGATAACAAACCAAAAACAACGTAGCGAATTATTCAGGGATATTAATTCAGAAGTGAAAAAGATGACTGGCGCGAGTTCAAGAACGAACGTAAGACAAAAACATTTCGATGATGTAATTGAAATGATTGCTAATTGGTTCCCGTCACAAGCTACTTTATACAGAATTAAGCAAATTGAAATGAAATTTGAAAATGGAATATAGGAGGGCTTAAAAATGAGTGAAGAAATGGCGACTTATTGGTTTAACAAAATGTACGAGCTCGGAATTATCCATGAAGTATTAAGGCAGGAGGGAGTTATCAAATGAGTAAAACTTATAAAAGCTACTTAATAGCAGTACTGTGCTTTACAGTCTTAGCGATTGTACTCATGCCGTTTCTATACTTCACTACAGCGTGGTCAATTGCAGGATTCGCAAGTATCGCAACATTCATATTCTATAAAGAATACTTTTATGAAGAATAAAAAAACTGCTACTTGCGCCAACAAGTAACAGAAAAGTATTTAAGAAATAAAATTCAAGTTAAATATAAAACGAAAAACGGAGGAAGTCAACCATGACTAAAAATTATAAAGACATGACGCAGGAAGAAATAAAAGACTTATTATCTGAAAAAACGGCAGAATTGTATGAATTAGCGAAAGAAATTAAGGGAGAAAGTAAATTTGATATTTTGCTTTTCTCATCAATAGGAGTTATCGACGGAGATTATTTAGCAGGTTCAAGTTCTGTGATTGGTCATACTTTTGATCTTGCTTACTTATTGGATAGCACTAAGAGTTATAAAGATATTGTCAATGTTCTCCAAATGTGTAAATCACAAAAAATTCTCGGTATAGATGACGACAAGGAGGACTAAAACAATGTATTACAAAACGGGTGACGTATGTCGAAAAATATTTAATGTAGATGGCTTTGATTTTCAATTAAGAGTTAAGAAGCGAGCATATAGTGTCGAAATAGTCGTTTTAGATCATGAAGGAAATTCAATTGACGGGCTACTAGTTTCTGACGAGAACGATCTATACACAGCTTTAGATATTTTGAAACAAAGTATTTATGAATGGATTGAAAATAACACAGATGAACAGGACAGACTAATTAACTTAGTCATGAAATGGTAGGTATAAGCATGAGAGATACAGAAAGAAATATATTGAATATTTTTAAGACGTTATTCGACGAATATACTTTGTCAAACCAACGAGCATTATTGGAAATTGAACGTAATCATCACGGATACTTATCGATTAATTTCTTGCACTATCACGACAGTTACAAAACAAACAATAAGCTTGTGCAGATACATGAAATCAATCCAGACAGCCATGAACGAATAAAAAATTTAATTATCGAGGTGCTAAGAGGTCATCGGAAGATTAAAAAAGGAGCATGAGGAAAGATATGAAAATAAATAAGTTAACTATATCGAACTTTGCTGGAATCAAAGAAGAAAAATTTAACTTTGACGGTAAAGATGCAAAAATATACGGCAATAATGCGACTGGCAAGACTACAACAGCAACCGCATTACAATGGCTGCTTTTCGATAAGGGTTTAGACGGTTCAACCAAATCATTTAACCCTGTACCTTTAAACGAAAAAAACGAAGAAAATTATGAGTTAATTCCGACTGTTTTCGCAGAATTTGAAATCGACGGAAAAATTACGACTTTTAAAAAAGAGTCACATCCTAAGTACACAATAAATCAAAAAACGAATCGCAAGGAATACTCACGAAGTCGAACGAAGAAACAATATATCAATGATGAATCAATAAAAGTAAAGGATTATAAAGCTCGTATTGATGAACTGATTGATGAAGATGTATTCAAGTTAATTACGAACCCTCAAGCATTTAACTTACTAGATTGGAAGAAACGAAGAAGTTTGTTGTTTGAAATCGCTAAACCAATCAATGATGAGGATGTCATTAAAACAAATGATGATTTTAAAGAACTAAATAATATTCTTGGAGATCACGAAATTGAAACAAAGAAAAAGATTCTTACAGACAAGATAAAACAGATTAACAAAGATATCAAAGATATTCCGATACGTATTAACCAAACGCAACAAAATAAGCAGGATGTACCGGAATTCGATAATGATAGACACACAATCATAAAACAAGAAATTGAGCAACTTGAAAATGAGCGTATAGATATTCAAAACGGTGCAGAAGAAATTAATTTGCGTAACCAATTAGCTGATAAACAATCAGAATTGAAGCGCATAGAAGCTAATAATAGCGCCAGTAATGAGAACAAAATACATGCTTTAACAAATGAGCTACACGTTGAAAATGGAACGGTTGCGAATCTTAAAACAAGATTAAAGCAAAACAAACAACAAATTACACATGAAGAAAATCGACGTAATCAATTATTAGAAAATCATAAAGGATTAAAAAGTGATTTAGAAAAAGCTAAAAATCAAAAATTTGAATATCTTGATGACAATGTATGTAGTTGTTGTGGTCAACAGTTACCAGCTGAACAAGTGAGTGAGGTAAGAGAAAAAGCATTGCAGAAATTCAATGCAAACAAATCGAAAGAATTAGAAACAATACAAACATCTATCAATCACATTATTTCAGAGGGCAAGAAAATAAAGCCAATTATCGAGAAATTAGAGGATGACAACAATAATTTACAAATTAAAATCAACGAAGCAGAAGAGCGTTCAGCAAGAATACAAAACAAAATTAATAAGTTGAAAATAACTCACGTTGACGTTACGCAAACTGACGAATACAAAGCAGTAATGTTAGAGATAAATGAGATTAATCAAAAACGCTCTAACATCAGGAAAACTATTCAAGATAAAGTTTCAGGAATAGATGACAAAATAAGCGAACTTACTCAAGAAAAATCAGAAATTGAAGTGTCAATATCAATCGAAAAATCAAATAAACATCTAGATGATGTTATTTCTGAATTAAGAAATGAAGAAGACAGATTATTGGATGAAAAAGAAAAGTATTCACATGACCTTTATATCTTAAAAGAATTTACAACAACAAAAGTCAAAATGCTTACTGAAAACATCAATAACGAATTTGATATTGCTGAATTTAAGCTATTCAATACCTTAGTTAACGGCGAATTAGAAGAAACATGTTCAACAACGGTTAATGGTGTCGAGTATGACAGCGGTTTAAATAACGCCTCAAGAATTAATGTTGGCTTAGATATCATCAACACACTATCAAAACATTTTAAAGTTACAGCGCCAATATTTATTGATAATGCTGAATCAGTAACAGAGCTTATCAAAACAGAATCACAACAAATTCAATTGATAGTAAATGAACAAGATAAAAAATTAAGAATGGAGACTATATAAAATGACGAATGAATTACTATTAAAAAACAATAAAATGGGCGACAACGTTCTATCTAGAGTTAAGACATTAGAAGCACAAGGAGATTTACAGTTTCCTGCAAACTATTCGCCTGAGAATGCAATGAAGTCAGCAATGTTACAACTGCAAGAATTAAAAGGATCTAAAAAAGATGGTTATAAACCAGCGCTGGAATTTGCAACTTCAACCAGCATAGCAAACGCCTTAATGGACATGGTTGTACAAGGTTTAAATCCTGCTAAGAATCAAGGCTATTTCATTATGTATGGCGATAAGGTTCAATTCCAAAGAAGTTACCACGGAACAATGGCAGTAACTAAACGTGTAGCAGGCGCAGAAGAAATTAATGCAGAAGTCATATTTGAAGGTGACGAAGTTAAGTATAAAACTAAAAACGGAAAAATTGTTGAACTTGAACATACACAGTCTTTTGGTAACAGAAACACACAAAACATTATCGGTGCATATGCAACAGTTGTATTTAAAGATGAAAGTAGAAATTACACTGAAATCATGACATTTGAAGAGATTGAAGAAGCGTGGAAGCAATCACAAATGGTTTATAACGGTGTATTTAAAGAAGACGGTACACACAGAAGATTCCCTCAAGAAATGGCTAAAAAGACTGTAATAAACCGTGCATGTAAAAAGATTTTAAACAGCACGGATGACGCTAGTCTTTTATCAAATCAAATTAAAGAATCTGAACAACGTCAACGCAAAGAAGTATTGGATGCAGAAGTTGAAGAAAATGCAAATCAAGAACAATTGGATTTTGAACCACCAGTTTTTGAAGAAGC